CAAACAGCAGACAATGCTGATTCAGCATACGGTGTAAAATTAGGAGCAAGATATAGTTTCTAAATAAGGATGAGACCTTTCGTGCGGTCTCTGCAAAACGGAACACCCAACGACCTCTACATAACGTAGGGGTCTTTTTTATATGAAAAAAATTATAAAAGTTATCACACATCCTGTTACCTATTCCAACTTACTGATTATAGGTTCATTCATAATGATAGAGTTCTTTCATACACATGCACATTATAAAATGGATGTAGATGTTCATGGATATTGCCACCAATACAATATAAAAAACCCAAACGCATTTGTTGAAGACGAGGATGATTGGTAACAGTATTGTTACATAAGTTAATCTAATGGGGGTCATAAGACCTCCTTTTCTATGTTCGGGATCCCGAATGTAAAGTTATTTGTCAAAATTTAACATTTGCTATATAATATTGTTACATAAATTTACAAAGTCCAAATGACAACAGTTACAGAAAGTGGTGGTCGCCAAAACATGTATCCAACAAATCCACAACCATGGATAGATGAGTCCATCTCATATGAAGGATATCCACAGAATGCAGAAAAGGTAAATGGTCGTTGGGCTATGATCGGTTTTGTAGCATTGATTGGTGCATACGCAACCACTGGTCAAATTATTCCCGGAGTTTTTTAATGAACTACTGGAAAGAAGCAGAAAGAACAAATGGTCGTTTAGCGATGATTGGTCTATTCGCAGCCGTAGTTAATTACGGATTCACTGGTTGGGTAATACCCGGCTTTTTCTAAAACAATTATTACAAGGAGATTTAAAATGACACCAGAAGCAGAAAGATTTAACGGTTGGGCAGCAATGCTTGGTTTCGTAGCAGCAGTCGGTGCTTACGCAACAACAGGAAACATCATCCCCGGCATTTTCTAATGAACAATAACGATATTTTCGTAAAGGCACAAGGTCGTGCAGCAATGATGGCATTCATTATTTTATGTGTTAGTTACACATATACAGGTCAACTCATACCCGGTTTTGTATAATGACAAAGGCAACAACAACACGTAGACAACCAGAAAGACAGAAGGTTGTAGCAGAGAGAATCAATGGGCAGTTAGCGATGCTCGGTTTGGTAGCAGCATCTATTTCATATGCTACTACAGGTCACATGTTCTTTGGTTTAGTGTAATGACCAAAGCAAAGACAGCAGGATTGACAATTCTCATATCACTTTTTGCAGTAATAGGGAACATTGGAACCGTTACTGTCTAAAAAGTTTACAAATCTAAATAGTTACTCGTAAGAAATCTTAACAATACATGAGCGAATTTCAAATAGCAGCAGATTCATTTCCAATATGGAAGGCCCTTCTTTGGGTATTCTATCCTATGTTCGTTCTTGTTGCGGTTGAGGTATTATTACGATCTGTTAATGATGACGATGATGATGACTTCGGTGGCGGTAGAGGTGTTAGAGTAACAGAGTTACAACCAGCATATTCAGCCTCAGGAGCATGAT